CTCCTAACTGTCTATACAACTTGTTGTATTTGAATTCCCAATTCATTCCCCTCTGGCGTTCATCTTCATACATCTTCTTGTAATCTGGCTTCTTTGTAAAGAAGGTTTCAATTCGTTCTTTATATCTATTATACATGATTTACTCCATAATGTCAAGCATAAGTGGAAATATTTCTGCAATTACTTTCGCACATTGCACAGCCACTTCGATATGCTCCTTTTGAGTGCCATTAGCACTTCTCAATTCAATGTAATGAACCCAACTTCTTAATGTTCCATTCATATACATTCTACTCATAGTATTGCCTTCAGGCAATACCGCTCTTGCTTGTTCTTTAGCAATACCATTCTTAATAGCAAAGTCATAAGCTTCCAAGGCGTTTTTAATAACTTCCTCTTGTTTGATTCTCCACATAGCACTTAGAGTTTCATCCTGGTTCTCTACCGAGTTCTGTCTATTCGTAGTATCCTGAAGTCTTGCCTCTCTCAACATGAATTTCATATCCTTAGTTGGATCAGCATATCGTTGTGAGAACTCTTGAAACGAGAAAGATCTATGTCTTAGGATCTGTCTACCAATGTCTCTAGTAGTTTCAATCTCAAGACAAGCAGATACAGTCTCTAAGGGGCTCCAATGTTTATGCTTGATAAGATACTTAATTAACTTATCGGATGTGTCTTTATTAAACTGATTACTTGGGTTACTCACCCTAGCACAGAATGCTATCAGATCTTGACAATCATTCAAACCAGCTTCTTTAAACTCTGGGCTTGGCATACTATATGACACCATCTTAACCTTTGTTGAGGTGGATGCTGTATCAACTACACTAACCTTATTCCCTGTCTTAATATCGTTTGTTCTATTACCTTCTAACATCATTCACTCCTATTTTACTTTAAAATCACTATAATCATTAGTCTCTTGTTGTACACTATCAGCGACAAGTGTTTGGGCTGATGACTCAACATCATATAGTCGCATCTTTGCTCTATCTATTCCTACTACAAATCGTCTAGTATCTCCTGTTGGATCGTTGTATCTATTCTTCAATTGCTTAACCATCATCTGATTCATTCCTTCCAATTCTTCATTCGAAATTAAAGCAAACATTAGGTCAGCTGTTGCAGGCAAACCAAACGATTCAGATGTATCTTCTAGTCCTACATCAGAGTTGCCATAACCACCACGTGTTGTCTGTGTTGCAGTTAATACAGGTACATTATTCTCTACAGCTAATCCCCTTAGTTCTTCTGCAATAGCCTTAACATAGGTATAACTGTTAATAGATCCACCCATAGCTTTCATTCTACTAGAAGAGCAAATATTCAAGTAGTCGATACAAATCAAGTCTGGTTTAAAATCCTTCTTCATCTTTAACTCATCCAATAATGATCTAAAATGACTTGAATTAGCAGCTCCTGTTGGATACTCTTTGATAATAAGCTTACCTACTCCCTTAGACGCTAATTTATTGATCTTACTATCATACGACACTTTAGATAGGTTCTCTAATTGATCTATAGGAATATTCAGTAAATTGGCATCAATACGTTCAGCAATACGCTCTTCACTCATCTCCATAGTAATGTATAGAACATTCTTCATCTGGGTTAAAGCGCCTGCAGCAACATGACACATAAAGAGAGACTTACCGACACCAGTACCAGCTAATGCTACGTTTAGTGTCTTATTAACCAAACCTCCCTTAGTAATCTTATTGAAGTATTCAAGGTCAAATGGAAGATGCTCTTCGCTTCTGTGATAGAATTCATATCTACTATCTGAATTTTCTATATAATCATGGCCAATGTTAGTATCAAATGATACACTCAGAGCTTCACTTAACAACTCAGGAAGAGCATTCTTTGTTAAATCCTGATGTTTACCATCAATGATTTGGATAGACTCCATGATAGCTAGGAAGATAGATCTATCTTGACACCATTTCTCAGTATGCTCAACTAACCACTCATCGTTAGTCTTTTCTGGAACCTCCTTTAAATCGTTTATAATCGAAAACACTTCTGTGACCATATCAGCTGGAACTGATGATCCCTGTTGTATCTCAATGCTCAGAGCTTCTGTAGTAGGAAGACTGCCATACTTTTGCACAAATCCAACGATCTCATTGAATATAGCTTTATACGGTCCTTCAAAGTACTTCTGCTTTAGATGTGGAATTACTCTTCTAGTAAACCCCTCATCATGAACAAGAGAACGTAATATTAAAGTCTCAAGATTCACTAAGCTTCATCTCTAATCATTGAAGCGTGTGGAATTTCATACTTAGATTTGAGGAATGCTTTGAACTCAGGTAATGCTAAGATAGGTTCCCAGAACTCACTGTTCAATGCTTTAGCTCTTAACTTAACATCAGACACTTCACCTGTTGCAATGTTGACTGGTGAATACCAACCGATAGTAGGTTTAACTACAAAGCCACCTTCAACAGCTGCATCTAATAGTCCAGTATATCTTTCAATACCACCTTCCCATGTTACTGAAATAGGAATCTTACTCTTTTCTTTAACAAATCGAGACTTCTCAATGTTGACAATGAAGTTATAACCTTTAATATCTTTACCATCTTTCTCTTGCTGTCTACCAATGATCCAAATGTTATCTGCAGAGTAGTAGATACCTGTACCACCAGACACAACTGCCTTACTGAACATCTCCATTGTTTGATATGTATGGTTGATAGCAATCATTGGAATATCTCTCATTGAAAGATATGGTGTACACATTCTAAATAGTCCTTTTAAGGCTTTAGCACGGCTCATATCAGCAACAGACTTCTCATTGATAGCGTCATCTAATTCTTTCTTAGATGCAAGGTTACCAATAGAGTCTATGACAATGATGACCTTATCATTCTTATCAATCTCTTCTAGTTGATTAACGATATCAAACTTTAACTCTTCCACGTTGGTAATTGGTGTATGTAATACTCTAGTAGTATCAATACCAAAACTCTCAAAGTAAGATTGTGGTGAACCAAATTCTGAATCATAGAACAGCATTATAGAATCTTCATGTTTCTTGAGGTAAGCTGCTGCCATTAGCAGTCCAAACGATGTCTTGAAATGCTTTGATGGTCCTGCCAATACTGTCAGGCCTGAGGTTAAACCTCCATCAGGATCACCTGATAACGCAACGTTAATCATTGGTACTTGTGTTGTTACCATATCTTGATTAGCAAATAGTTTAGAGGTAGCCATTACTGCTGTCTCTTTAATCTTACTATTCTTCCTTAACTTATCCATTATACCCATATTACTTGTTCTCCTTTATCATGTATTTCATTGCGCCATTAAAACACTTATCGTATCCTTCCTGATACGCTTTATCAGTCAATGCTTTAGCATCACCATTTAATAGAAACTTAATTCTGTCTATAATACTCATAGTTTCTCCTAGTTGTTATATACTGTATTATACCCTATTCAAGCTGTGATGTCAACGTTTTCGTAAGCAAAATTAATAGCTCCATCAGCTTCTCTTTGTAAGGGACGATTCTTATACCACCCTCCGTTTTCGTTATCAATTTGGGTACACATCTCAGCGATTTCTCCTGCTGATATAGGGTACTTTCTCTTAATAGCTTGCATTGCAATAGACACCATTATCTGATACATCTTGCGATACCAACCAGTCTCACTTATAGTACTGTACTCAGCTACCAATCGTCTGTTAACAAACGGGCAGTCATGGTAACTATTCCATAATACATTAGTATTAGTCATTTGATCCTTTCTGTATGATAGAATCTGATCACGTACTGACTCAGGCAAGCTATCAAGGAAGGAATTGCCAGTAACCTTCTCAGAGTACTCATATTCTGACATAACTTTGAATGGATCCATAGTCATCCCTTCATTGTCAAACATAAAATTGTTTGATCCCTCATACGTACCAGGAACGAAGTACATGCGACTCAGGTCCTTTGTTTGAGGATCACCAATATCTCCTAGAGTTTTATTAAGAGCAAACCAGAAGTGTTTAATCTTGTTATTAGGAACGTCTGATGATAGTGGAAATACTAGTCTAAATTTAGGATGAGCTTTAGTGGATGATGCTGTTGAGTAACATACGTACGTATATGATCCGTATAATGACATCAACTCTTGTTGAAGATCACCATTGAATATGTGTTCATCAACATCTACAGCTGTCCAACCAGCCCACCCAACGACACTTTTGTTAGCTCTAGTAGTATTGGGCATGAATGATGCTGGACTCATTAGAGATGCGTCCTTCTTATCCTTATACTTAATATTAGATAGCTCAGATAAGAATCCCTTGAAGTCGTTAAATGATTTGAAAGACATATTCTTATCTGTCTTGTTATCATATAAGTTCTTAAATATAGTCAAACTAATCAAAAGAAATCCTCCAAATTCATTTCCTCTTCGACTGACCAACCAATTGCAGCAAAGATAGGCTCAATTGGTTTGATGAATGTCTTTTGGAATTGCATATCTTTATCAACATAATCATCAGCCTTAAACTCCTTAGGAAGGTACTCAGGGAATGATACTACATTTGATTTAAGAGGATTTGGCATCTTCATGTATGTAAACTTAATCTTCTCACCACTTTGAATTAAGGTGTGATTATTACCAAGGTTCTTATCATTAATAGCGTTATTATATATTAATGATCCACGAACATGGATTGGAGTACCCTTCTTATAGATGTCATTACCATCTCCTATCCACTTATCAATCTCAGACACACCTCGAGGAAATGCAACTTCATGAGCATCTAGTGTCATGAAATGTTCTTTGAACTTAGCAACTTCATCTTGGGTTTCAGTCTCATCACCTTTAATGATTGTCTTGAAGATATGTCTTAGAGCATCACGACAAGCAGCTGGTGTTGATGATTTAACAGCTTCTAATCCCATAATTTTCAGCTTTGGTTCAGCATACTGAACTCCTTCATTATTATGAACAT